GGAATACAGACAAAGCGGACAAGCTGGGCAGCGCAATGGCGCAGCTGCTGGGACAGGCGGCGGAGCTGGCGAGGGGGGAATGACCGTGCCTATTAAAAACTACACCACAAAAATAGACGTATTCGAAAGCCTGGGAGAAATACAGGGCGCGCTTGCCCGGAACGGCGCGCGCAAAATCATGGTGGATTATGACGACCGGGGACGGCCCGTAGGAATTACTTTTGGTTTGCAGACAGCGCAAGGCGGGATGCTGTTTCAGCTTCCCGCAAACACGCCGGGTGTTATGGCTGCTTTTGAGCGGCAGAAAATTCGACTGGACGCCGAGCAGGCGGAGCGCACGGCATGGAGAAACATTCGGGATTGGATACTGGCGCAGATGGCGTTTGTGGAGGCGGGCAACGTACATGTGGACGAAGTGTTTTTGCCGTACATGACGGACGGCAAGGGCCGCACGCTGTATCAGGTGTACCAGCACGGACAGCTGATGCTCGGGGACGGCCAGCGCCGGGAGGAGTGAATATGGAAAGTAAGCGAACGAAAATAATGCCGAATGATACTGTTTTACACAAGCCAAGCGGCGAGACTTGGGTAGTGTGTGGAGTGAATCACGAGCAAGGGAAGTTGATTCCTTTTGGGTATCCATTCCCGACGCTTGCGAATACTGAAGATTGCAAAATACTGGAAGCGCATTACGAATTGGAGCCGCAAAGCGCCAAGGCAATAGATGCGCTGAAAAAACGCGGCTTGGAATCTTTTATTGATGTGCGTAGCGCTATGCTCTGTGGGGTGATTTGATGGCTTTTGTTGTTTTTGCCTTTGCTTTGTTTTGTATCTGGTGCTGCGCCTGCGCGGCGATGTTTTTGAATGACCGTGGGAGAAAATAAGATGAGATTAAAATGCGAAATCTGCGGAACAGAGATTGAGAGAAAGGGGCCGGGGTGCAAGCCGAAATACTGCGACGCGTGCCGGGCCGAACGGCGGCGCGCGTCGCAGCGGAAAACCTACCATAAAAAGGAAGAACAAAGAAAGGCGCAGGAGGCAATGCACAAGCTGGCGCCTGCGCGCAGCCTTTCGATGAACGAGCTTTTAAGGGAGCTGGAGCAGTTCAATGCCAAGCGCCGGCAAATGGGGCTGGATCCGGTGAGTTACGGCCGGTATGTGGCTTTTCGGGATGCGAGCGAGGGGCCCACAAACGAAGAAATGAGTTTGGGGTAGCGAGCACGCTGGCCCCTGTGGGGCCAGTGACCGAACGCGCGGTTTCGCCGCAGGCGAAATGGAGGGCGATTTAAGCCCGACAAGCGCCGGGATAAGTACATAAAAGAGATATAAAAAGGATACCGTCCGCGGCATTTTTTTGCCGCGGACACTTCCGTACACACGCGGCCATGGGGCCGCGAAAGGGCTTGTATGGAGTATTAAGTTAAGGACGCAGAGAGGAGAAAAGAAGATGGGAACGCGGTGCAGGTTTGTGCGGGAACAGCGGCACGTGTGTGGGGACAACTACATGGAGATAGACCTGTACCCGATCTCGGAGCGGGAGAAGGGCGCCAGCCTTTCAGCAAAGAGACGGCAGGCAAGCAGCCGCATCCAACAGAACCTGAACGCCAGGAATGCAAGGCGGTATTTCATCCAGCTGCTGAATGCGAATTTTACGGAGAGTGACATCCATTGGACGGGAACGTATGACGACGCGCACCTGCCGGACAGTATCGAACAGGCGGACCATGATTTGGAGTTGTTTTTGCGCCGGGTGAGAAGCCAAAGCAGAAAGCGGGGCTTGCCTGCGCCGCGTTTTATAGCCGTGACGGAGTGGCGGGAGGAAGGCGACGGCCTTCCCGCGGTGCGGGTCCACCATCATGTGGTACTGAGCTGCGGGCTTTCCCGCGACGAGTTGGAGGGGCTGTGGTACCGGGGTGCGAGCGCGGGGCCACGGCAGGCGGAGCCGGACGGGGCAGCGAGCACACTGCCCCCAGCGGGGGCAGCGACCGGGCGCCCGGTTTTGCGCAGCAAAATGGAGCCGAACGGCGACAAGGGCCGGGGGAAAGATAAAGAGCGGCTGGGCATTACCAACGCGGACCGGCTGCAATTTGACCGGGAGAGCCTGGAACGGCTGGCGAACTACCTGACGAAATACACGAACCGAAAACGCCGCTGGCGGCAGAGCCGAGGCCTTGAAAAGCCGCAGCGGCCACGGCCGAACGACGGGAAATACACACGGAGGCAGCTGGAACGGCTGGTGACGAGCGGCACGGTGTTCGATTCGGAATTTTGGCGGCGGAAGTATCAGGGCTGGGAGATCAACGACATAACGCCCATACAAAACGATGTGACAAAGGAATGGAGCATATACCTGAAACTGCGCAGGACGGTCCCGCGAAGAAAAAGCGCGGTTTTTGCGAAACTTCGCAAATCTTGATTTTAAACATTCCCGAATTACAGATAAATTAAGCATTACAGGAAAGGAGCAAACGAACGTGGCGCGTACATACAAGTATCATGTGCCGGACGCATACCGGGGCAACGGAGGAAGGCGGCCGGAGACAAAGCGGGCGACGTGCAGCACGGACCCGATGCTGGACCTTACGCACCCGTATTTCCGCGCGGCAATCGCGGATTTCAAGCGGTTCGAGGGGATTGAAAAGGACAAGCCACTGACGCGGCGGCAGGCGAAGCTTTTTGAATACCGCGTGCTGACCGGGCGCATCCGTGTTGCGCTGCCAAAGCGGGAGCTGGAGGAAGCGGAGGCCGGGGCCGCGGACAGCGAACGCTTTCGCGGCGTGCAGGGATTTGACAGCCTGATCGAGATCGTGCGCGCAGCGGCAGGCGGACAGGGGCCGGAAGATTGACACGTGACGTACTCACGGCCGTGGAAAATCATCTGCGGCAGTACCGGAAGCTCCAGCGGCGGCAGGACCGCGAGGCGCGGGCGTGGTGCGACGCGGTGCGCGAGACGCTGGAAGAATATGAAACCGGAGGCGAGCCGATGAAGGCCCGCCTTTTGGTGCTGCGGTATTTTGACGGGCTGACGGAGGAAAGCGTTATGGATTTTATAAACGCGAGCCGGAATACCTATTATGCGTGGAAAAAGGATGTCCTCGACACCGTTGCATTCCATGCTGCGCAGAAAGGGCTTTTATAGATAAAATTTGCATTCAAATGCAGGGCGAAATGGCTGAAAACCGTTGATTTTCAATGGCTTTCGGCTATTTTTTGTTTTGAAAATGTCTGGTATAGTCAAGCCTGCACAAAAATGGAAAAATGGTATGCAGAAGGAGGAAAAGGGGCGGAGGTGACAGCGTGAAATACCGCAAAAACAGCGTGCCGGGGAAGCAGCGCGGCAAAAAGTACAGCGAAGCCGTGCGCACGGCCTGCATGTGCGACCTGCTTGTGATGGACAACCTTTCGGACGTGGCAAAGAAGCACGGAGTGCCGGAAAGCACGCTGCGCACCTGGAAGGCAAAAGCGGAAAAGCTGGGGCCGGAGGGGGAAAAGAGCCTGTGGGCGCAGGCACGGGACGAGCAGGTGAAGCAGATCGTGTTGAAGGCGGCACAGGGCGCAAGGCTTGGCACGGAGCTGATCGTCCACAGGCTGGAAGCAGGGCAGCGGAACATGCAGCGCTGCGACGAGATAGACCGCGTTCTGCTGGGCAGCGAAAAGAGCGAGGGCCTTGTGCTGTGGGGCGACACGGCGGTGGACGAGCAGCGCCAACGCACGAAGCTGGACAGGGAGCTGGAGGAGCGGCTGCGGGACGAGCGGCAGCAGCGCGACCGCATCATCCCCGGGGACTTTGCGCTGGCGAATATGACGCGGACGCTTACCAGCGTATCCGCAAAGGGCGCGGGCGAGCAGGGCGCGGCGCAGGCAGGCGGGAAACGGTATGAAGATTATCTGGACCAGCTGGCGGGAGACGAATGGTAAATGGCGATCAACACAAAAAAGTACATCGAGCAGTTTTTGCAGATACGCACCAAAAGCGCCGAGGTGGTGCCGCTGCGGCTGAACGCACCGCAGCAAAAGCTGTATGCCGCGCTGGCGGCGCAGGCCCGTGCGGGGAAGCCTCTGCGCGCCATTGTTCTGAAGGCGCGGCAGATGGGCTTTTCCACGCTGACCGAGGCAATGATATTCAAGCGGACGGCGACGCGGAAAAACGTGCGCAGCGGCATTGTGGCGCACGACGAGGACGCAACAAACAACCTGTACCGCATGACAAAGCTGTTTTATGAGCGCCTGCCGGAGCCGATGCAGCCGCAGCGGCGGGCGCTGAACGCGCGGGAGCTCGTTTTCAACGATGCGGAAGGGCATGGACTGAACAGCTCTATCCGCGTAATGACGGCGGGCGGCAAGGGCGTGGGACGCTCGGAAACCTTCCAGAACCTGCACCTTTCCGAGGTTGCGTTCTGGCCCGGGGATAAGCTGGGAACCTTCACCGGACTGATGCAGGCCGTGCCGGACAAACCGGAAACCATGGTGATCGTGGAAAGCACGGCAAACGGATTTGATTTTTTCAAGGACCTTTGGGACGCAGCGGTGGCGGAACGGAATGACTTTATACCCGTGTTCTGCGCGTGGTGGGAG